TGCAACTCCATTGGTGCAGTGAACGATTGAGGTATTTCCCTATGGCAGAGCGAACTAGAACCATGAGTACTGTTTTCTCACACACCGGAACGGTGTATAATGAGAAAAACAATTACTTAGATTCTGCTAGCACTTCCATTGGGATGGACAAGTCGTGCGTTGATACAATCGGAAATCGCGAAGGGTTTAACAACCTTAGCTTATCCGAAGTGCATCGTTACGGCGGCTTGGTCAATGGCATTCGCAGGCATTCGAATGGCGGGGTATTTCGTACTTTCTACGACTACCCAATCGCCGCTCTACAGCATGCTGTGCCAGATCCAACAGCTGCGTCAGGTTATCCCATTGGGCCTATTGAGCTCAATGAGTATGCCTTGCAGTTGCTTGCCGAGACAAACCCTGGGCGTTCAGAAGTGAACGTTCCACAGTTTCTCGCCGAGCTAAAGGATCTACCGTCTCTCGTTCGTGGCTACGGCCGTTCGGTACTGAAGAATCTTGCGGTTGCGCATCTTCAATATCGCTGGGGCTGGAGGCCACTTGTGACCGACATCCGCAATCTCCTTAATTTCAAGGAGAAAACTGATCGCAGATTCAAAGAACTGGATCGGTTACGGAAGGGTCTCAAACTGAAAAAGGGAAGGACCTTAGATTCTGGACAGAAAGTTAGGATTGGCAGTAATTTTACTGCTCAATCTGCACACTTCTCTGTCACCGGTAAATGGATTGACCGTTACACCCATAGGGTGTGGGGGACAGTCCAATGGTATTGCCCTAACTGGAATAACCCATTCAAGGATTTGAACGACAAAGAGCTTACGCTCAAAACTCGTCAAATACTTGCTGGTGTTAATTCAGCGGGCGCCCTGGCCGCGGCATGGGAAATTATTCCCTGGTCGTGGCTTGTCGGTTGGTTTAGCAATGTCGATGACGTAGTCAACGCCACTGCTAATTCCACAGAAATGAGGCACCGTGGCATTTGTATTATGCAACATAGCACGCTTTCGCGTACTTTGGAGCATAGTCCATTGCCGTATGGTCTATACGAATTGGAAATGGAACCAATTCTGCGTAGACACGAGCGCAAGAAACGGTACGCTGTACCGTATGTGCTCGCCTTCCCCACCTTTCGGCTTCCTATTCTGACGAGTAGGAAGCTGTCGATTATTGCGGCGTTAAGCGCTCTTCGGTTTCCCGAGAGTGACCGCGTCGCTTTTAAGCGACAAGGTTTGTTTTAACGTTCGCAAAGGAGTCTCCTATGTTAGGAAACACGCTCACCATTACCATCGCCGGAGTGGCAAGGGTATTGGTAAAGATCAATCAGGACGCATACTCGTCAGAGTACATGCTCCGAAACTCGACCCATCAGTATACAGCTAAGATCCGACATAGTCGGACCAAAGCTACCAACTCGTCCCCGAGCTATGATCGCCACAATGTAGAATTTGTGGTGACCACGTTCGCGGCCGGTGAGGTGCCAGAATTTTATCAGAAATTCTACTTCGTGCTGGAGGCTTTGCCTTCGGACACGAGTGTAGACATGCCTGATGCTGTTGCTGACTTGCTTATTGCAAGCAGTAACGAATTTCTGGTGTCAATGCTGGGGTGGGAATCCTAACTCGTCGTTAGGCTCTTCCCTGAGTCGTTGATCTGCGTGCTTCTTGGCAGCGTGGGACATTTCAACCGGAGAACCGATTGTATGTCTAATCGCCACGTCAAGGAGCTGAGTAAGGTCTGGAAGTGCATCATTCGTGATGCAGCCCAGGCCTACCCGGAGCTCACAGCGGAACTCGAAAGAGATACTCTCCGTTGTGAACGACTTCTCGAAGCCAGAGGAATACGAGTTTTTCTCGTAGACCTCCCGGCAGTCGGTAAGCATCTAGATAGATGCTTATCAGACGGTGAGTACAGTCTACCTTCACTTCCTCTGACGAAGAGGAGGAACGGTAGGGTGCTGACCCCCAAGTTTCTTGGAGGACTGCACCTACTCATTTTCGATGAAGTCGGTCGTTTGAGGGAAGATGCGGACATTCAAGCGATCTTCTTTTTCAGACAGCTAACGCTGTTTGCTAAGAAGTTCGTAATCGACTGTCCGGAGCATACAGTTCTTTCTGCTGTTGAAGAGCTGTACGTTTGTGATCAATCACTTCCAGAACCGTCTCGGTTTTGGAGTGATGCCTCCATCCCTGTAAGCGAGTCCGGCTTCGGTGGTTTCAGCCAACGAAGTTTTGACTTAGCAGATCAGGGAGAGAGGGTTGATCCCCTTCTCCTCACCAATCTGGACATGGTGTCAAGATTGGTTTCTCGTTCCTTGGGCCCTTACAGGCCCTCAGAATGGAGATTCAAACATGGACCAGGCGCCGTCTCGGAACGTCAAGGCAAGTTCGACAAATACAAATGGTCGAACTGGTCGGAAACGCTCGAGAAAACGTACCCAATTGCTGAGTTTGGCTATCACAGCCATAGCAGTTGGGCTCGGGGTGTTAGTACAGGACGGATTTCTGGACATTGTCCAGTTAGCCGACTTGTTGCGGTTCCTAAATCGTTTGCTGGGCCACGGTTAATAGCCGCGGAACCCAGTGAGCATATGTGGTGTCAGCAGAACCTGCTGTCATACATGTGCAACCGAGTTTCAAAGACGATTCTAGGTGAGTTCGTTAAATTTAACGATCAAACTCAGAATCAAGATCTTTGTGTACAAGGTTCGATCACAGGAGCACTATCCACCATAGACTTGTCTATGGCCTCGGATTGTGTAACACCCGACTTCGTAGGCAACTTCTTGCGTCATCGCCCCGATGTCCTTGAAGCCCTGCGGGCCACACGTACCCGAATTCTCTCACAGCAGCTTAACAGGAAGTTAAGCGAGAGATTGGAACTGAAGAAATTCAGTACCATGGGTAACGCCTATACCTTTCCCATTGAGTCTCTGGTCTTTCTTAGCATTGCTATTGCCGCTGTGCTTTCGCACAGACGACAACATGCAACCTTCGAAAGTATCCAGGACCTGATAGGTCAGGTGTCCGTCTTTGGTGACGATATTATCGTCCCAGAGGATTCCCGGGCTACCGTTGTAAGGGCGCTTGAAGTGTTTCACTTCAAGGTCAACGTGCAAAAGTCTTTCTGGAATGGAAATTTCAGAGAGTCTTGCGGCGTTGATGCGTACAAGGGTCACAACGTGACCCCTGTGTACTATCGCCAGCCTTATGACGGCTCACCGAGAAGTCTATCGAGTGTTGTTGATGTAAGCAATCGGTACTATCAAAGGTACCTTTTGAATACATCGGCCTACCTCGAGTCGACACTACCCAAGCAAATTGCTCAGGTAGCTATGACTTCCGGTGCCTTCGGTTTTAAGACTCGTGGAGAGCTTAAGAACGACCCCTTGAGGGTCCGTTTCAATAAGCATCTGCATAAGTTCGAAATCCTTTCCCGAGTGGTTCATTCCACTACGGTAAAGGTCGAAACCGATGGCGACTCTGCACTGCATCAGTATTTTACTGAAGCCCCGCAGCCCACAACCATGTGGGCACACGGGTACGTACAGAGGACATACGAGAAATCTCGTATGTCATGGGTAGGGCTTGACGAAGTAGTTACTCAGGCTACATCGTCGGGTTCCGTTCCTTCTCTTGAGTAGAAATACCCAAAGCAG